CAATGTCGTTCGCCATAGCGCGCGCAATCTGCGCCGGACTCGACCCTTCCTGCAACCCTTGTGTCAAAGAACGACTAATCTTTTGTGACGTAGCTTCATCGATCCCCTCAAGGTCGGTGAAGGTTCGCGCCGCAATGATGTCAATCCGTTCCTGGCTGGCTGGTCCGAAACCAGCGCGAAACCGCGGGGGAGCGTCCATTGCCGCATCCCTCCCGCGTTTGCGTCGAGAGGCGTCAGACCGTCCCTTCCGGTAAGCCTGCTCTATGTAGGTATGAAACCACATATTGCGGGTCGTGGTCCGGCTTCGCGGCCCTGCTGGCACGTCTATCACGATGTCCCGTTGGGCTGCCTTAAACCAATCCATAAACGCATGTACGCGGTCCGCTGGCCCTCCTAGAGCCAATCCATGCGGACCGGGAGGTGGCTGACCAGCGCCGCTCCCCTGGAACACCCGCCGGAACATCGCGGAATTAACTGTTCCGGTCGATTTCAGTCCAAGCACGTCGAGGTCCAGTACCGCGTGCCGGACCAACGCGCGCAGCCGGCGGAACCGCCGGACCAATTCGCCTTCAAAGCCTGATCGGATTTTGCCAGTGCCAGTCGGGTCAGTCCGCGTTGCCACATCTGTCACACGCAACCGCTCCGGACATCCGCACACCGAAAAGATCATTTTGAAATGCCATCTACCACAGCAAACAAGGCTTCACAGATTTGCGGCATATTGGGTCGGGTCGCAATATGCCTCCCGTCCACATACCCGACACAAACTTGCTTCATGGCCCAATCACCAGTGTGACGAACCAAAAGCGCATGCCCTTTGTAAGAAGCGCGCTCGATACGAAACCCGGTTTTTTCGTCAGAAGTCCACAGCACAACGCCAAGCGCCGGATGCTCTGACATTTGCTTTTCCACAATTCCCAACCGGACCGGGAAGACTTGTGCGGGGGAAGGCAAGGACTCCCCGGCCGGTTGGGCATCGGTCCGCCTGCACCCTGAGCAGATGGCCGAAACGTAGATTAACCCGCGTACGCGATACGCTTCTGCGCTTGCGCTTCCTGTGCCGTCTTCGGAGCCGCTGGCATTTGAAGGACGGTAGCCGTTTGATATTCAGCAAGCAGGGTCAGAAGAAACCGCCGACCATCCGGCAACTCGATCGCGTCGTGATGCGTGTTTGGATTGTCGATATTGATTTGCCGGAAGATGGCGACCGAAGAACCAGTCGCTATGTCACCGATGGCACCGTGGACATTGATTTCACCATCGAACGCGATCTCTGTCCCTGGAAGAACACAAACCGCAACCGGCTCACCGCTGCCTTGTGGAGCAAAGCCAACGGTGCAGGTTCCGAAGTTAACCACGACAAGCTTGTCGCCAACCGCCGCAGGTCGCGACTTAACCGATGTCAAAGAATAATCGCACATTTTGGATTTCTCCGTTTATGTGATGTCCTCGAATATTTCAGGCCCGAGAACAATCGGCCCTCGATACGGTTCAAGCTTCGCCAATCCACCAAGCACCTTCGGACCTGGATCATAGCTGATGGTGATGTGCGGTTGGAATTCCTCGTAATCGAATGACGCGCCGCGGCATTTCATATCCTCATGTCGCCAGCACAATGCCGACGAAGCAAACATAAGAACAATCGCGCCTTGATCGCCAAGCGGCTCGACCACGCGCGGACCGCCTGCTTTGATTTCGAGCCTTTCCTCGAACGGCTCGCCCATCTTGATCCAGTCAACCGACGCCTTCGAATAAATGATTGTGACATGGAGGTCAGGAACGATATTTTCGAATCCCTGCTTACGCGCCCACGCAACGATGTCCTTCACGTTAGTCACATCGCGCCGGACATACAGCGTCTTTGGCACCGAGTCGACTTGCGACCCGGACAACGCCGGGAATGTCACGATAGAGATTTCAGCGAGGTCCGCCTCGACCACTTCGCCGCCTTCCACCTTCGCATCCCAATACCCGACCGACAGCCCGTCGAGCGCACCCTTCTGCATGTTGCTCACAACTTCGCGGCCAAGCTCAAGATCAAGATTGATTTGCCCGCGGACGAATAACCCGACGCGATCTTCCGCCATGTACTTCCATACACCGATCACGTCGTCATCGGCATGCTGATAGAGCATCTTGATGCCGGCTTCGCCTTTTGCGTCGATTGATTTCGTAAAAGCGCCCTTGCGGAAGACCAAACCATCGTTCTTGCTTTTCTCTCCCCACCGCACGGCGTATCCGGAGAATACACCATCATTCGATATGAAAGTGAATTCCGCATCACCTGTCGGCTGCGGTTGGCCATTCGCCGGCCGAAGCTGCACAACGTTATTCGGCATCGGCAGACCATTCGGACCAAGTTGCTGCAATTGCGGTTGCGCGGCGCGCTTCGCCGCCGACGCCTCTCCAAACTGCCTTTGCACTTCCGGATTACGCTCGTCGATTGGTTGATCCTCGAATTCCTCAATGGCGTGTTCCATCCCCGGGTAAAAGCCGTCCTCGATCAATTGATTTTCCCGCACCTCCCGCAACACATCCGCGGGGATCAATCCAGACTCGACATCGACCTTATGTGCGTTTGCTTTCTTCACCGCAATGTCGGCCTTTTCCCCTTCCGTCATTTGCCACAACGGCGACCATTCATAATAGATTTCGGGCGGACGACTTCCAAGCGCAGAGCGCAATAGCACTTCATCAAGAGGCGTCAACGTCGGGCGTATCTCAGTCTCTTGATCCGACTTGAGCCTGTCGTAGTAATTCCGGATATCCGCGTCACCGGTCGAATTGAGCCCAGCGGCCGACTGTCCAAGAAACCGCGTCGCCGGCACGTCAACTGCACCCGACACAATCAAAATATAAAGCTTAAGGATATCCGGGAGCCCTGCGAAATCCACCGGCACACGCTGCCAATCTTCCTCCTTATCGAGCATCGTGACGTTGATTAAGGATTTCATCATCGCCATAAGCTGGAACCGGTCGATCAATCTCGCCTTCGCCAACTCCGTCGAAAGTGTCCCTGACAAATCAGGAACCTTAATCACGTCGAGCTTCGCTTCATGCACAAGCGCAGCGATGCCTTGCGAAGTGAGACCAACATTCTTCACCGAATCATCGATCGACTGCATGACCGAATCGCCCCAACCACTGTCTGAGCGGGAGAGGTCGGGCAATTCGTTTCCAATAAAGCGGATCACCCGCGACGGATGAATATCTGCTTGCTCAGCCGAATTCCCAGCTCTGGCAGTCGGCCTATAATGTTTCGGCTGTCCATAGAACTCGCTACGAACATCCCATTCCATTTCACCGGCTTGCAATTCATATCGCGAAACGACGTGTAGATATTTCAGTCCGCCTTGACCGACGCTTTCAACGTCAAGCTCATCTGAAGAATTGCCATCCACCCCCATAATGATCGCACCGCCGCCGTACAATCGAGCACGGATCAAAGCGCGCTTCACCTTGCGCTGCAATCCAAGACGCCTTTCTTCAGCTTCAATGACCTCGATTTGCTTGTTCTCAGCCTGCCAATCGCGCCACTCACGCGTCGAATCCTCCGCTGGAATATTCACCGCCTTGCGCGCAACCCAATCGCCGCGGTACGCCGCTTCGATTTGCTCCACCGACATCGCCGTGAGCGTGTACCGGGTCGAAAAATTCTTGTCACTGCCAAGCGTACCGAGCCCCGTGATCAAATTCGCCAGCGTGTCCATCATCCGGACTGGCTTGTTCATAGCATCACCCGAAAGTTGTTGTGCTGCATTCGTATTGGCCAGCGCACCGTGCACGGGAAGAATTGCCCGCATGTCATATGCGCCGATGTCTCAAAACGCGGGGAATAAGAATTCAGGCAATCGCCATGCACCTTGCGCGGTTTGTTGTCCGGACCAAGACCGCCGCCGTCAAAATATTCGCAATTGGCGCAAATGTTATCGATCATCGTCGCGCACGAATTCTATTTTGCACTTAAGAACCTTTGCCACTGCAACGAGCAATTTACCAGCGACCCACATACGCCATGCATAACCACGGATGCCAGTCACGCGCAAGGTGACGTTTTGCATAATGGTCGCCATCGGTACCTCGATTTCGCCAATTTCCATCAAATCACTCGATCTAAAACTTATCTTCGGGCTCAGAGCCATCAATCACCGCACCCAAGAATAACTGGTGTCGTAATTGGAGCCAAGCGCCAATTCGATGAAGGCATCGCTGCTTGCGTCCACTTGGTCATCATTGAGACCGGATGGAAACGTGCATAATTCGTCGAGGTATTTTTCGTTCCACTGGCCAGAGACAAGACGCACGTTTCCAGCCTTTGCTTGTGAAGCA